CTAAACTGCGTCAGGAAGCATCACCATGAAATGATCTTCTACAATCTTATTCAGCTGCCCAGCAATCTCCGGAAACTCCTGATTCAGATCCAGAGTCTTCACCGAGATCTGATTCCCGCTCATCTGGTACACATTGTCTGGGACAAGGTCTTCATCAGTCTTGGCGTACAGAAGCATCCCCGACACTTGATGCCCGGTGCCTTCAAGTTCCGCTTCCTTGTTTTTCACATAGGTGAAGATCTGATACATGTTGCCCGAATGCAGTGTCTGCACATCGAAGTTCGTCTGCAGCGTCCGCTCATAATATTTTGCATCGATGATGAGCGTCTGATTCCCGTATGTCAGCGTGATGTCCGTCTGCATCACCGGAAGCAGAGCATCGTAACCGTCGTCAAGCTGCCACGGGATCTGCAACGCCCTCGAAGAGAATCCCTTCAGTCGCTGCCCGAACTCCTGCGCATAGTATTCCAGAATGAACTTCTCATACAACCTGCTCATCCGCTGCTCATCCACAAAGCTCGCCAGTCGGTATTCGCCGCTTTCAGTTGTAAGTAGCGAGCCTTCTATCAGCAGCTGGCAGATTACAAGAAGCAGCTGGTACGTCCGATTATTTCTCTGAAAGCGGATATCCGACCAGCGAATGTGCTGTAGCTCGATCTGATCCACTTCCGAGAAAAAGAGCATCTCCTTTTTCAGTTCCGCCTTGTATTTCTCGTCTACATCCCTCTGTCGAAGCAGCAGGAAGACCGTGGATTTAAGAATCTGGTTCAGCAGGTTATTCTCGGAAAGCTCGTCGTAATCACAGGTTACAACCTGTCTGCGTCCCAGCCGGTTTCGGATTGTACCCGGCATATCAATTTTGCCGCGGACAACAGGAAGTGTCTCCACCCGATTGATGTATTCCCGATAAAGTCCCTGCTTCAGCTGAAGGCCTATACCTTTTGCCAGAATCGCCGCAAACAGGTTATGGATGTTCTCGAATGACTCTTTCTGAATATCGTCGTAGACGGACTCTTTGAGCGTAGTAAACGCATAGGACAGCATATAGTAGATGTTTTTTATGAATATGCTTTTATCCTTTGTCATTGAAATACTCCGTGCAGGATGTTATCCCACCGCTGCACCTTGCTGTCGTCGTCAAACCAGTACTCCTGAAGCATCGGGAGAATGTCATAATCCACAACTGACTGCATCCATTCGTCGGTGCAGGTTTTCTTCGTTCTGCCGCAGAAATAGCTGTGCCCGATACAGAAACCTTTGCCAAGAGATTTATCCCGGCTGATTTCCTCATTCAATTCGATGACTTTCTTGATCAGCTCATCAAATGTATCGTTCTCCAGTGTCCGCTGATAGTCACTAAAGCCTTTTGATTCAAAACCCGGTTCAATCTCAAAGAAGCTGAACCTCCGACGAAGAGCATAGTCGATCATCGCAAGGCTGCGGTCTGCCGTGTTCATCATGCCGATGATGTACAGATTTTCCGGCACAGTAAAAGGCATGCCATTATAGGCAAGCGTAGCCTTTGTGCCGCGATAATCCTTCTCGATCAGCATCAGAAGTTCGCCAAAAATCTTACTGAGATTTCCGCGGTTGATTTCGTCAATAATGAAGAAGTACTTCTTATCCGGCTGATTCTCGGCCTTCTTGCAGAAACGATAGAACACGCCATACTTCAGCTCGAAGCTGTCGCCGGACGGTTTATAGCCCATCATGAAATCCTCATAGGAATAATTCTGATGAAACTGCACGAATTCAATCCGGCTGTCATCCTTTTCACCCATCAGTGAGTAGGCGAGGCGCTTTGCAGCGAATGTCTTACCGACACCTGGAGCACCCTGCAGGATGATGTTCATCTTGTTCAGGAGCACACCAGCCAGCCGATCATATTTCTCCTCGGTCATGTAAACCTCAGATAGGAAGTCCTCCTTCGTATAAGGTGGAATCTTTACCTCAGTATTCAGCGGATTCTCATCACGGATCATGTCCATGATGAATTCATATTCGCCTTTTGTCAGCTTGAAGAAGCTGCCATTCGGATTCTGGAAGAACTCCATCTTCTCCAGTTCAGGGCATTCCTTCAGCGTCTGGTAGTCAATCGGGTTTGCAAGCGACTCTGTCTTTTCAAAATAAATCTTCTGGCCGTCGTTCGCCGCACTGACCTTCACAAGAGCTACAACCTGCTTGACCGGATTCGATTCATAGCCAATGACGAGATCGCCTGCCTTGGCGTCAATAAAGTTCTGGAACACACGGCGCTTGTTGCCATTCTCGTTGAAGAGCGTGTAGTCCTGCACTTCGCCGACCTGCAGATCTGAAAAGCTCCAGATCTTCGGATTCGCATTCAGCCACCAGTAGCCATGTTCTTCTTCGCCGTCATCAGATTTTGCATAGAGGTCCACGTCCTTCAAATCGACCTGATCCAAGGCATCGGAGAGTTCGCTCCGAAGTCTCCAAATGTACCCGCCGTCTTCGTCTTTTGTAGCATGCCTGCCAACATAGAGGACAGGCCACCATCTGGAATTATCAGAATCTCTCGGCATAACCGGGCATCCGGTCTTCTCGACGACTCGTTTTGCCAATCCTACAGAACCGGCGTTATAAAAGTTCTTGCTCTCGCCGTATTTGACAGCAAGCTGTGTGCAGGTGGCTGCGCCGCCGTAGTCCTTGAAGCGCTTCATAATTTCAAGGCTGCTCTGTGTAAAGACACTTTTATCATTCAGCAGTGCCACCCATTCCTGAACAGTGATGCCGGGCGCATATTCTTCCTGTGACGGGAACCACACATTATTATCGGGATCGCCGCTATCTTTCTTAGAATATTCCCGCGAGATGTAGAACCCTACATCGAAGGTCAGCGTTTTCAGTTCCGGATCAGGATAGCAATCTGCGGTCAACTGGCTTCGGAATAAGTTCACCAGTTCTGTGTCCTGCTTCAGTTCTTCACAGATTTCATCATAGAACTTGAAGAAGTTTCGAATGTTGTCGGCGTAGGCTCCTTTTTTGAATCGGTAATCACTCTCAAGTTCATCAGATACCGATTTGACTTCACCAAATTTATAAACATAGTACTTGTCCGGATAGCGTAACCACAGGTATACACTAATCGCATTTTCGTATTGATAATGCTGTGCAGCTCCATTCCCATATTTTTCGAGTAAGATGGATGATTTCATTTTGAAGCTGTTGATGCGCTCATAAACGTCCTTGCTTTCATCAAATAACTCGATATACATCGCCCGGACTTCTTCCGGTGCAGTCTTGGCAAAGCCGATGATCATTCGTGCCGGGAAGTTATTCATCGAGGTCAGCAGGTTGTATGTCTTGGAAAGAGAACGGCTGAGCATATCCGCGAAATCCTCCGCTTTGACATCCCAGTTATCCTGAAAGCATTTAACAGCTTCCCATTTGTATTTTTCGTCTTTCCAGTGCTTTGGAAGGAAGTCCTTCTTGTACTGGATGAGTACTTCTTTCAAACGAAACTTATCAAACATTCTTGCATCCTCCGCAACACGTTATTAACAGAATAATAAGCTCACCATTCCTTAACCGTTAGGAACCCTTTCTCGATTGCATCCGGGAACAAGAATGTCTTATTTGCCACGTCAAAAGAGACCATGACTTTGCCGGATTTGATTCCGGTTACTTTTCCTTCGCCATACTTCTTGTGTGTCACAATAGTTCCGACGCGGAACTTAGACAGGTCGACTTCCTTAAACTTCGGCTCTGCCTTATACGGCGTCGAACCCTCGGCCACATGAGAGCCTCTCTGCAGTTCCGGAACAGGATATCCCTGGTTGATTGGCACCACCTTCGGCTTAGCTGGCTCTGGCTTCGGCCTTAATATCGGTTGCTCAATGATAACGGTCTTCTTGAACGGATTCTCCTGCATGGACGCTGTCTGAGCTGATGCCATGTCCTTGTATTCGTCCTTGGAAATAACAGTACTGAACAAGCCGACATCCTCGTCCTCAGCATGTTTACTGATTCCGGTGTATTCCAGCGAAGCGTCTTCATATCGTTTGAAGTTGTAAACTGCACTGTTCATGAGCGAGTCATTGAATATCCCAAGTGATACGAGCAGCTCAAAATCCTCGACAGTTAGACCAGTGACCTTCTTGAACAAGCCCGGCTCAAACTGAGTGATGACATCCTTCAGGCTGTATTCACGGAAATCGGTCAGGTACATGAAGATCGGGATTCTCGTCGCAAACTTGATGAGTTTTTCCTGTATCTCTTTACGCTTGCTCTTGTATTCTTTCTCCTCCTGCGACAGCTCCTTCTTTTCCTTTGGAGTCATGTCGTCACCTTTTTCGGCTTTAGTCTTCTTGACTGCGTTCGACTTGTTTATGATCGTCTCAATGTCCTTATTCAGGCTTCGGAAGCCTTCAATGTTCATGATTGCTTTCATAGCATCATCGTTATCGAGAAGACGCTGCAGTGTCTCGTTATCCACATTGACAAGCAGAGCAGATTCCCAGCGCCTTGCGAGAAGCGTCGCGGAGGTACCGGCCATAGTGATATCCAGAATGTCAGAAGCCGAAACCGCCGTCATTGTGCTGCCATCGAAAGCAAGGACTGGCAGAAAGTGAATGAAGTCTGCGACCTTTTTCTCCGGATTTGACTCTGAAATATTCAGTCGGCAGCTGTAATCAGAAATCTGGCGCAGAGCACGATCGAGCGCAAAGTCGAAGATGTAGCAGTTTTCCTTCATGATTTCTTCGGTACCGTCTTCCTTCTTTACCGTCCAAGGAGACTGAACACGGAAAGCTGCCTGAAAATATGTCTCGGGAGATGACAGATTGCGAAGCATGAAAATTCCCGTCCACGGCTTAATCGTCACACCTGTTGTCAGCTTTCCGCAGGAAAGCGTGATGGTTTTTGTCTCAAGCGGCGGGTCCATAGATTCACGGACGGGTTTGAGAGCAGCAAGACCCACGCCTGCTGCCGTTCCGGCGCAAACATTGACGGTATAGTCGTGATAGAAAACATTCTGCTTCTCCGCAAGCAGGTTTGCCATTGCGTAGCAGGAGGCGACGTTCGGCAGAAACCACAGCGTGTGATTCAGAACGGAAAGCATTCTGGCATCAGAATATGGCATAACCGGCTTGGCATTCTGACCAAGCTTCAAGTCGTCAACCGAGGAAGGTAAATAAGCTCCACGAATAAGGGAGAGCCACTTCTGGACATAGTCCTTGTAGACGAACTGCGCCGTCTCCGGGTGTCCTTCTACCTCCGGTTTCGCTGCGAAGAATACATTCAAGTCAAATTCGTTAAAGTCCTCGTTATAGGCAATGCGGCGAATTTCATCCGGGATACGATATGTCATCAGGACGATCTGCGGCATGGACGCATAGGGATTCGGACCTTTGCTGTCATCCCATTCTTCCTTCGCCTTCTGCTCATCGGAATATGTCCACGAGAAGATCTGATCCTCCATGAACTCACCGGTGTTCAGAGCGCGGAACGGTGTGCCGGACAGGAAGAGATAATACTTCGTCGTGATCGGTAAGAAGTCTTCGTTGATGGCGTTATCTGCCTCGTTCTTCTTATACTTATCGATGTCCAGCTCGTCGTAGCTGTCCTCGTCCTCTTTTTCAAACAGGTGCTTTGCATTTTCACGCCAGGCGCCAAAGTGGTACTCATCGAAGATGACCAGATCCCAGTTCGTCGTATGCACCCATTCGTTCTTGGCCTTGATGCCACCAGCGGCATTCGTGCCGAGGAAGTCTTGGAATGAGCCAAAGCAGACAATCGGCTTCGACTGATCCAGATCCTGTGGTCGAATTCCTGTTTCCTGAGAGACCTCACGGGAATAGAACTGCCAGCCCTCGAAATCCATGTGTGAGAGCAGATCGGTTTCCCACGATTCCTCAACAGCGGGTTTAAAGGTCAGAATCAGCACCCGCTTCATGTCCATCGCCTTGGCAAGTTCATAGGACGTGAACGTCTTACCAAAACGCATCTTCGCGTTCCAAAGGAACTTCGCCGTATGATTCGGATTCCGCTTTGTCTCGGATTCAAAGTAAGCCTTTGTCATCCGGACAGCGCGGGCCTGTTCCGGGCGCATACGAAAATTCTGCGTGCGGTTCTCAAGGTTGAGAGATGATGTCTTGACGGCAAGGATAGCGGCTTTCACATCATCAACCGAGCACTTGTACCATTCGCTCTTTTTGCCGTCCGGCGATTTCTGAGCGTGAAAGCCGTGCGCCTCAAGCATCCGATGCACATCGTGATCCATGAAGATCGCGCCGTCAGCATTAAGTGCGGATTCGACGTACTCGACCTTGTAAGACTGGCCCGGCGTCAACGTCGGATAGTGCTCATGCATGCGTACTTCGATAGGTCGATCTGTATAACCGACTTTCAGGCATCCCGGAAATCGGGTGTCGGAATAGGCGTAGATGATCGGCTTAACTTCTGTTTTCGGGTGAACATATTGATCGAAAATATCAGCCATCAGTCTTCACCTCTTTCCAAAAAAGATCTTAGCCTCCGTGACGCCCTCGCTGGGATCTGCACTTGGCCTAAATCATTTTCTTTCAGTAATTCATATGTATATCGGCCTTCGTCAAAAGTTTGGTCGAGCTCCAACTCAACATAGTGTAACTTCCCATCAGCATTTTTAGGAATAGCATATGAGTTTTCCTGAACCACATCTTCAGGGACTTCATCTGCAATAACATGGCATTTAAATCTTATTTCCTTATAAGGAGCACCAATGTAAATGTAAACCTCATCGCCAGTATGTACAGAACCCCTTTTCTTCCATACTACCGTGTTACTTTTCGCAAAATGTTCAAATATATCAAAGAAACGAACATTACAAGGGAATACCCAAGTCTCTTGGTATGCAGCCATAATCATTCACCTCCAACAGCGCTAATGCGGGCATCTATCATTTCCCATTCATCCTCAGCGATATTCCATTTCTTACAGAGCATTTGATCGTTGTAGACGCCCTGATAATGTCCGAGATCTGGAATGAAGCAAAAATTCTTCTTAGTAACGTCCTGAGAGACAACAGTCTGGAGAAGGAGAAACCTGACGGTTTTAGTGTAAATATATGTCCTATAAGCCAAAACCTCATCTTCTGAATCAAAAGCGCCCAATATTATGAATGATTCAGTACAGCATTCTCCTGGTGCCGCGATTCTGGTGTTTCCGTCATAATAAAACCCTACAGGCTTTGAGAAATCTGTTTGCCCAGCAATTGGAGCCTTAGGTGCTAAAAGCTTCCATTTGCTTAAGTATCCTTTTGAATCATCAATATCTTTCGGATCAGCATATTTTTTTCCAATTCGCTGAATGAAATAGCAAGGAACACCGTTATCCTTTGGCTCATAATTTGTTGGCAATCCGAATGGCTTTCTGGCTGATACGACATCCGACAAAACGCGATTATGTTTATTCCATGATAAAACCTTTCTAACAACTGAAAGTGCCTTATTCTGGCGAATAAACACATCGTATTCGTCAAGATCTCTGATCATTCGTCCTTGCACAGTATCGGTCATATTAGTAACTTCGCATGATCCTGTATTATCTCGATCCCATAAGAAATAACAAGCTCCTCCTGCTAAGTCCACGCCCGGAAATACGTCCTTAAAGTTCTCGTAGTCAACGAGCTTCCGAATTCTTTTGTCATGCAGCATGGTTTTCCTGAAATCATCAAGCCCTTTGCCTCCGGTGAACCACCGAGAAGGGATAATCATCGTTAGATAACGAGGGTTAAGTTTCTTAGCCTGTTCAACAAATAGCTGGTATATAGGTTTTGCGCTTTTTCCATTGCCACCATCATTTAATTGGTACGGCGGATTTGAAATTATCACATCAAACTTCATCTTAAAAATATCCTCCGGATGTAATGTATGTATAAACTCATAGGCATGAGACTCCATTCCTTCACGGGCGATGTCATTCAGATCACCGTTCTCAGCCGTGCCACAATAAATACACTTCTTGTTCTGCCACGTGTGCTTGATCTTGTGAAAGATAATATTCCCCTGCACGTTATCGAATTGCGTAATCGAAAACGGACTGTTCGGATACTTCGAGCAGTAAACCGAACGGCGGGACAGAAGGGAAGTCAGCTCCGTGATGGCAATGCCGTAGAGCTGGTTCTTGAAAATCCAGTCGCAGCGTTCCTGCAGGTTTGGAATTTTGTCCGCAAGACCAGCAATAAGCCGCTTCGCAATTTCGCGGAGGAACACTCCGGATTTGCATGCCGGATCGAGGAACTTCGTCTCCGGATCGCGGAAAAGCTCCTGCGGCAGCATGTCGAGCATTCTGTTCGCGACGTCCGGCGGTGTGAAGACCTCGTCGTTCGACAGGTCTGCAAGGCAAGACAGGACGTCCGGTTTGTATACGCTTGTAAATAAATCAGGATTCAGTGACATATTGAACCTCCCAGTAATCTACGGACGAAAACTCTCTGATCGGTGCCGGAGTCCATCCGTGTGTCTCGGCGTCGTAATCCCATCCCTGCTTCTTTTTCTCGGTCAGCATATCCATAAAGTTCATCTGACCTGTATCTTCAACCTTTTCAGGCTCTTCATCGCGCATCAACGCGTCGAGTGTGAAATCCCTGCGGCGCATCCGGTACCCGACGGTGAAGTCCCATTGTGAAAAAATGATCGGCGTATTGTCGTTTTGCATCAACGTCAGCGCATCACCGCACAGGATATTCTTCTGGAGAATATAGCGTGCCGCGCTTCGGATCTCATCGCTGGATTCCTTCTTACACTGTTTTGTGTAAGCTTCATCCCATATTTGAAAGAGCCGCTCCCGGCATTCCTTCACGTTATCTTCCTGAATGTCGATTCCGTAGATGCTGGTAAGCGCAAGAAACGCATTCTTCGTATACTCTGAATTATTTCTCTTATATTGCCGCTTAACCCTCGCGAGCTTCCGTCGCAGAATTTCCGCGAGGAAGTTTCCATCGCCGCAGGCGGGCTCCAGAAACCGGCTTTCAATCCGGTCGGTTTCGCTTTTCACGAGATCGAGCATGGCATTGACTTCACGCTCGTTCGTGAACACTTCGCCGTGCTCCGCGACACGTTCCTTTGATTTTATTTGTCTTGGCATAAGCTATCTTACCTACTTTTCATTCTTTTTTCTTGACCGCTGCCGTCATCATGTCATAATGCTGATTCTGGTGCATGACATAGAAGATTTGTTTGAACACTCGCTTGTACATGTCCACATCGTCATAATCCTCGACAACAAGATTCAGTCCGTCTGTAATGCCATTAGGATTGTTGATATAAGCAAGCATAGTCGATGCAAGCTCGTAGTCGGTCATATCCGGCTGTCCACCTGGAACTTCTTTAATAAAGTTCTTCCGGTTCTCCGGATCTTCGAGCAGTTGTTCCCTGAGACTCGTGCCTTCGTATCCACAAAGCTGTAGGAAATACGACTCGAGAATTCTGCGCATCACGTTCCGCGCCGGAATGACAGAATCCGCATCACGCAGTTCTTCCCACAGTGCTGCATATGAGCTCTGTACCGGGTTGTAATTCTCAAACTCGGTCTTTGCTTTATCCTTTGGCCTTTCGCAAATATGGACATGCGAAACATTGGCAGTCTTGCGGATCATATAGAAAGTGGTGCAATCGTAATAGCCGACCTGCTGGTAGGTTATCTCTCTATGGAAGTACACATTATGCGTCAGGATAAAGATCTGCTCGATGTACCTTCCAGCGAATATCGGATTCTCGTTTTCAACCGGATCAGCAACATTTGCACATATTCCTATCATTTCCCTGACCAGCGAACCTACGATGAAGAGGGCGCTGCTGTCCATACTTGAAACCGGATCATCGATTACGACGATCTTGTTTTTGCCAGAGTCTGTTTCTGACCGCATGCCGTGAACTACATGATAGAAGTAGAGGAACGCGATGAAGTTGCGCTCGCCCTCACTTAGATTCACGGCCACTTTACCGTCATCGCGTATGACTTCATATCCGCCTTTGACGCCTTCTTTTTCGTGCAGGCTGAATCCTTCGAATCCGGAGTCTTTCAGGTAGCCATTCATGCTTCGTACCGTATCAGCCGTGTTGATAATCCCGGCATTCAGGTCGTTTATCTCCTGTGTCAGAGAGCGATATTGTGTCTGGAGATCCTTGACCTTTTCCTGCAGCACCGCTTCTTCATCCTCGATCTTCTTTTTCGAAGCGATATAGTCGGCAACATAGTCCTTCAGGATGAAGGCGATCTTTTCCCAGACCATGCGGTTGCACTCACTTTGCTTGCTGGATTTTGCAGCGACAATGTCATTATTATTCTGAATCTGTCTGTTGATTTGTAAGACCAACGCATCCAGTTCTGAAATAATCGCATCGGCATCCTTCAGCTCTATTACCTTTACCGGTGAAGAAATCTTATCGGCAATCAGCTGATTGTTTTCGAGAATGCGGGATTGAAGCTCTGCCAATTTTGTTCCGTAAACGGCCAGTTCCTCTGCCTTGGGATAGGCGTCGTCAAGATTGCCTTGGGATAGGCGTCGTCAAGATTGCCTTGGTACAGCGCAACAAGAGCTTTCATTTTCGTGTCATAGTTAGACTGCAGAGTACGCAGTGCGTTTAGCGACTCCTGATAGCTTTCATCAAATGCGCTTGCCATAGATGTCTCAAAATCGTCTGGGGAGCTTCTGCTGACAGAACGGGCATTTTCCGTCAGCTTTATGAACATAGGCATCGTGGCCACGGCGAACCCACTCTGAAGCGTTCAGTACTTTCATGAATCTAGCAAATTCCGTCCCGCCGCTGCTCGTAATTGCTTCGGCAAGCAGCGAAAGCCCGGACAAATCATAGCTGCTGGAAATCTCAGAAGACGACTTGAACAGATCGTATCTTCTGGCATCCGGATCGAAAGCTACGTCATAGAGCTCCTTTATGGCTGTGTCGTTATGGTCGACTGGAGAATAGTCTCCAGACAGCACCTCGTCGGTAAACCGCTCGCGGGACTTCTTCTTAGTCTGGTCATAGTCCTTGCGATATTCGCGTGCGCCTTCCCAGCAGACGTTTCTGAAATTCTCCAGCAGCGGAGCTAATTCTCCATGCTTTTTGTCTCTGGCTTCAGCAGCTTTCTTACCATCCTGTGCGACCTGCGTCCGTTCCTGCGCTGCAGCCTCCGCTTTCTGCCTTGCTTCGACATTCTCCTGGCTCAGCGTAAAAACACCTTTCAGATTGCCATAGTCTGCAAAATTCTGGCTGACGAAGGTCTTATCGTAAATCAGGACAGAATAGTTTGCCGGACTGATGCCGGTTTTCCATTCAAGGCACTCTGGGTGCCTGAATGCATCCGCTATACTGCTTTTCCCGGCTCCGTTCTTTCCGAAGAAGAAATTGATGTAGGTCGGACAGACTTCCTCATCATGAAAAGTATAGGCTTCCGTAGAGGCATCAAGTTTTATCTTTGTGATCAGCGAAGTCATCTTATCCTGCATACCCGGTTCCTCCTCCCTTTACTATGTTCTATCATTCGGTGATTTTTCCTTTGCGAAGCCACTCGTCCACTTCCGAAATCTTGAATTTGTAACGCTTGCCCGCCTTGTAATAAGGAAGCTTCCCGTCTTTAATCCAGTTTCTTATCGTGTCGTTGCTGACGCTCAGATAGTCCGCTATATCTTCGAGGTTCACCCATTTTTCAGGCATTTCGTCTGCCGTCATTGTTCTCTGAACTTCGTCTTTCATACTGTTCCTCCGTGTCTCAATTCGATGTTCCATATGTAAATACCGGAATCTCGATGCCTGCTTCTTGAAGTTCTTGTATCAGGTCGCATCTCTTTATTGCCCAATGCGTCCGATTCATCTCGTTGAACCGGTTGTCTCCGATAAGCTGCAGCTCTTCCAGAAGCTCATTCAGCCGTATCTGAGGAATGTCCAGTCTGTACCCGCACCAGAAGACCTTCACATCATTTTCGTAGATCTTGTAATCCGACACGAAACCGTATATGACCTTCTGGCCATCATCGGCATTACCGTACTGATGATTCTCCGCCATGAAAAGAGACGGCATCATAATGATTTGCTGCTTGTCCTCTTTCGTCATGCCAGAGAATTTTTCTTTTGTCTCCTTAGACATGCACTCGGACAAAGCTCGATCCCGCGGGACTTTGAAATAAGGCTTGTCGTACTCCTCAGTGCCGATGACAAAGATGTTGTAATACTCGCGGTTTATCCGCGGTGGCACATAAAACTGTCCTCCAAGCTGTGGCATTCCACAAAACTGCTGGTTGACCTGCATTTGAACTGTGCCGTAGTTTGCAATGGCCACATTCTCATTGCCGGTCTGTGTCACATCTGGCTTCCTGTCGTCCGGAAGATTGGAAGCTGATATTACTTCAAGTTTGTCACTCATCCGCGGCTCCTTTCTTTTCGCCGATTGTCAAATTTACTGTGCCGTAGTTTGACAGAATCGTATTGTTATCCCCGTTTTGCTGAATAAACAGAGGATTATTGATTACCTGCTGCGAAAATGCGGCAGACTGATTGTCGTCCTCTTGCTCATCTTCATTTGACTCATTATCAGGCTGGGCATCATCCGCCGGTTCCGCATCCGTGGGCTCCGGCATATATGTCCTGATGTCAGCTGTAATGCCTTTGCCCATATTGCCTGAGTAGTTTCTCGGGCCACCGCCATTCTCTGGGCACCATTCATCATATGTAGGTTTTCCGATGCTATTGTCCTTCCGATTCACAACTACATAGTGCCAGATTCCAAGCAAAAATGCTGGATAGCACACTTTTGTCAGGTCGCTAAGTGCGGCCTTTTTTATTTGCCCTCCATCGTCGCGGATGAAGAATCCTTCATCCGATGCAATGCTGTAGTCACACTGGACAAGTTCAATCAGTGCTTTTACCAATCTGACATCCTTATGCACGGTTTCTCCGAGGTCGAGAAACTCATTCACGAAATCCGTCATAGGAATCAGCGCAGACCCGTATTCCGTTCTGATTCTTTCGTCAAACACTTCTACTTCCGGTGTGTTTCCAAAGGGAAGATACTCACCCTTCGACAGCTTGCATGCCTTGAAATCATTTGTCTTTGTCTTTATCCGCTCGAGCCTTGGCGGCTCGTAATCAGGATTAATTACCTTGATAAGCCCGATGAGCACTTCCGGGTCAGAGAGGCCATCACGATCTCCTTTGTAATGCTCTCGGGCGCTTTTCCTATTCTTTAATGCCTGCAGCAGGAGTACGAAGAACGTTCCGCCGCATAGCCTTGGTATTCCATCTGTTGTCACTATTTTCCTCTGCTTTTTCAAAACCCGAACCTTAAGAACCTTACGAACTATGGCAGCCGACCTTGCGAACGATTTGGTGAGTCCTGTGAAGTGATCACGGGAGAAATCGCTCAGCTGGCGGATTTCGCATGGGATACATGGTTCGGAGCATTTCTGAACGTTTCCTACCAATTCCTATTATATCGAAATCCGTGCTCGGTTTCAATGATCTTGCGTGACTCTGGGATCAACAGTCTGTGAATTCCCCCTGTGACTGCTTCGCAAAAGCAAATCACAGGAGGAAAAATTCATGACAAAAGAATCCAAGAAGTATCGCATCTACGACAAGACCACCAAGCAGTGGTACGAGATCCCGGAGGACCAGTATCGCGAGTACGACCGCTGGCGCACGGCGCTGAGGAAACGCATGCAGTATCGCGGCGAATGCTTCTGCCCGCGCAGCAAATGGTGGCTGTGCGACGGCAACTGCCTCGACTGCGAATTCCGCAACAACACGACCGTCTCTCTTGACGATCCGCTGCCGGGCGGCGATGGAACGCTCGCCGATTACGTTCCGGACGGCGCTCCTCCTATTGAAGAGGTGCTTTCCGAGAAGGCGGAGCTGGATCAGCTCTTCGAGCGTCTGCAGGAGCTCATGCCGGAGGCCAAGCGTATCGGAGAGCTCCGCGAGGAAGGCCTCTCCGACGAGGCCATCGCCGACATCGTCGGCATCAAGCGCACGACGTTCCTGTCCCGCCTGAAGAAGGCCGAGGGGAAGCTGTCTCAGGAGTTCCCCGACTGGTTCTGATTCATCTGCTCCGGCTGCCCATCGTGGTGCCGGAGCTTTTTTCTGAAATTCTTCTTTCCCCTTCGTCAAAACGGCCCGCCCACCTCCAGTGGGAAGTGTAAGGAGCACGAAAACAGATGCTCCGGATTGGAGGAAACGTGATGGACAAGACACGCAACAGAAGTCCCGCGGACACCGAGGTTATCGCCGTTCTTATCGCGATAAGCCATGTATCCGCAAGACTGGCAAGGAACCTCTCGATCCTTGCCGCAGACAGACGACCATTGGAAGGAGGCAAAGAGAATGTCAAAAAATGGCAGAAATGGATTAGACCATCAAGGCACTGCGCGATGCCGCCGCTGCTATTAACAGCGCGGCCGACTGGCAAAAGCTGAAACAATCCGGTGGGTCTGATGTGTTAGTCGGCTCCGGTGCAGCTAAGGCAAAGAAGCTGTTCGATGCAGCACAACTGGCAGCCTTTACCCAATATGCGATCGCAAAGGAATATAAAACGTTCGTCATTAAGCGTCGCGATACCAAGTATTTAAACTCCTGCCTGCAGGCGGCAAAACCCATGCTGCAATGTAAACCGACAGAGCTCGACAATAATGAATTCTTACTGAACACCCCACTAGGCACATATTATCTGCCCGATGGATTATGTGGCATACACCCGCCAACAGCAACGGATAAAATTACCAAGGTAACGGAGGTTTCACCCGGTGATGCGGGAAAAGATTTGTGGCTTTCTGCCATCGATACCTTCTTTTGCAAAGATGCAGAGCTTATCGAGTATGTCCAGCAAATTGTGGGACTGGCTGCTATCGGAAAAGTATACGTGGAAGCCCTTATCATCGCTTACGGTGAAGGCCGCAATGGGAAATCCACCTTCTGGAATGTTATCTCCCGTGTACTTGGCACCTATAGCGGCAACATATCGGCGGATACATTAACTGTCGGCTGTCGCCGGAATGTAAAGCCGGGAAATGGCCGAGGGCTAAAGGAAAACGGCTGCTTATTGCCGCTGAGCTTGATGAAGGCATGCGGCTCAACACGTCCATCATCAAGCAACTATGCTCGACGGATGCAGTTTTTGCGGAAAAGAAATATAAAGATCCCTTCCAGTTTATTCCCAGCCATACCTTGGTGCTCTATACCAATCACCTACCCCGCGTCGGTGCCAACGATCCCGGTACCTGGCGCAGGCTCATTGTGATACCCTTTAACGCTCACATTGAAGGAAACAACGATATCAAAAATTACGCAGACTACCTGCTGAAAAATGCAGGCGAGTATGTACTGGCTTGGATTATTGAAGGGGCACAGAAAATCATTCAGAAAAAGTTCCAGCTTACCACACCAGCCTGTGTGCGGGAAGCCATCGGCTCGTACCGTGAAAACAACGACTGGCTCGGCCATTTCCTGGATGAGTGCTGTGAGCTTGGTGAAGCCTATCAGGAAAAATCCGGTGATTTTTATACTGCGTATCGGAACTTTTGTAATGTTACCGGTGATTATGTGCGAAATTCCGCCGATTTTTATACTGCCATTGAACAAGCCGGGATTATGCGTTTTAGGAATCGCCAAGGCCGGTTTGTTAGCGGAATACGGCTGACAGAAAAAGCCATTTAAACTAAAGCGTGACACCTCCGACACCTCCTACCCTAAAGTCTCTATAGGCCCTTAAAAACTTAACCCCTATAGGAAGTTATAGTAACCAGGTGTCGGGGGTGTCACACACCTTGATGAAAAGCCAATACTAAACACCCTGACGGAGGAAATCATGCGAGAAAAAATAATCGAACAGCAGCTTGTACAGGCTGTAAAACATAAAGGCGGTATCTGTCCCAAATTCGTCTCCCCCGGATATGACGGGATGCCTGATAGATTGGTGCTGCTGCCCCATGGACGCATTGCCTTTGTGGAGCTTAAAGCACCCGGAAAGAAAATGCGTCCGCTACAGGTACATCGGAAGCGCCAGTTAGAAGCACTTGGTTTTCCGGTATACTGCATCGACAATAGTACGCAACTAGGAGGAATGCTGGATGCAATACAAACCTCATGATTATCAAACCTATGCCACAAACTTCATCCTAAAAAATCCAACGGCTGCCATTTTACTGGATATGGGATTGGGAAAAAGCGTCATTACCTTAACCGCTATAGAGCAATTAATCTATGACAGTTTTGACGTCCATCGCGTATTGGTGATTGCACCCCTACGTGTAGCACGAGATACTTGGCCAGCGGAAATTCAGAAATGGGACTATCTGCATGACTTAACGTATACCGTTGCTATTGGTACGGCTACGGAACGAAAAACCGCACTCTTGCAGCAGGTCAATATCCATATTATCAATCGTGAGAATGTGCCTTGGTTGATAAAAGATTCCGGCATCCCCTTTCATTACGACATGCTGGTAATCGATGAGCTTTCTTCATTTAAATCATATCAAGCAAAACGGTTTCGGAGCTTGTTAAAAGTTCGTCCCAAGGTAAAACGTATCGTAGGACTGACAGGTACGCCTTCTTCAAATGGCCTGATGGATCTATGGGCAGAGTTTCGCCTGTTGGATATGGGACAGCGACTTGGTCGTTTTATCACCCATTACCGGAGTGAATTTTTCCAACCAGATAAACGGAACCAACAGATGATCTTTTCTTACAAGCCAAAACCCGGTGCGGAAGAAGAAATCTATCGACGTATTGCAGACATCACCATTTCCATGAAAAGCAAGGAGTATCTGACCATGCCAGCATTAGTACGAAATGAAATCCATGTACAGTTATCAAAGCCAGAACGAAACATGTATGACACCATGTGTTCCCAGCTTGTGCTTTCACTAGATGGGAAAGAAATTGATGCCGTAAATGCGGCTGCCCTATCGAACAAGCTATGCCAGATGGCAAACGGTGCCGTCTACGATGAGGAAAAACGAATCATTCCCATTCATGACCGAAAACTCGATGCCCTGGAGGACATTCTTGAAGGTGCCAATGGCAAACCCGTATTGATTGCATACTGGTTCAAGCATGATCTGATACGGATTCAGCAACGGTTTACGGTACGAGAAATCAAGACTTCACAAGATATAACAGATTGGAACGCTGGTGTTATTCCTGTTGCTATTCTCCACCCCGCCTCTGCCGGACATGGTCTAAACCTGCAACAAGGCGGATCCACTCTCGTCTGGTTTGGACTAACCTGGAGCTTGGAATTATACCAACAAACGAATGCCAGACTCTGGCGGCAAGGACAAACCGATACGGTCATCATTCATCACATCCTGACTGCCGGAACCATAGATGAAACCATTATGAAATCATTAAAAGAAAAAAACAAAACCCAGGCTGCACTGATTGAGGCAGTCCGGGCCAACTTGCAAGGAGGCAGCCTATGAGTGTTATCTGGAAATACCTGAATAAACGGAGCGGCGCCATTGATGCCATCCGGGATTATGACAGCATGAAGTTCATCATCGAAAATACCAGCGAGGACATTAAGCAGGCATACGCTGCCATGACCAGCCTGCATCCGTCCGGCTTTGATGGGATGCCGCACTCCAGCAACCCACATGCAACAGAAGATCATATCATCTCCGGACTGGCAGACATCGACATTCTGAAAGAACGGTACCGGCAGGCTGTCGAGTACATGGCATGGTTCCAGCCTGCATGGGAAAAGCTGAGCAGCGACGAGCAATACGTGCTGCAAACTTTTTATGCCGACGAGGATGCACAGACGAGTGCCGTCTATGCCATCGCTGATCATTTCCACATCGAGCGGTCGTCTGCCTACAAAAGGAAGAATCGTGCATTAGCTAAGTTTGCTATTCTTTTATTTGGGAAGACATGATGTCCAAAATCGCGGACGCATTTATCCATTTGACGTGTTATACTAATAGCATGAAAGTGTGAGAGAAGCCTTCGAGGGAGCAAATCCTTTGGAGGCTTTTGCTATGTGTTTATTATATTGACATTGTGTTGACATCAGCCAAAAATAATGCTATATTCAAGACAGAAATGGAGGTGTTGAATATGGTAAATACAAATTTGAATATCCGGACGGATAAGGAAGTCAAAAATCAGGCTGAGAAAATATTCAATGCTCTGGGAATGAATATGACGACGGCGGTAAACATATTCTTAAAAACAACGATACGAGAAAATGGCATTCCCTTCCGTCTCACTCTTGACGTTCCTAATGCAACAACTAGATCTGCCATTGAAGAAGGCAAACGAATCGCCATTGATAAAAAAGTAAAAGGGTATACCAATATGACAGATTTGCGTGTGGCCCTTGAAAAATGAAGTACGAAGTAAAATTCACCACTCAATTTAAGAAAGATTTGAAATTGGCAAAGAAGCAGAACAAAGATATAGATGTGCTGTTCTCTGTCATTGAGCAATTGGCCCAAGGAAAACAATTGGATGAAAAATATAGAGACCATGATTTAGGTGGAACATACAAAGGTTGCCGGGAATGCCATATTGATCCAGATTGGCTTCTCATTTATGAAACCAAAGATGATGTACTTGTTCTTCTGCTATATCGTTTGGGCAGTCATTCCCAATTATTTTAGCAGCATGAGTAATATCGCGGACGCATTTGTCTGCTTTACATGGTATACTAATAGCATGAAAGAATGTGAAAAGCCTTCGTGGGAGCAATCCCTTGAAGGCTTTTGCTATGTCTGGAGATGAGTGCTTTGCCTTGGAAACCCAAAAAGCCGTGCGCCTACCCCGGCTGCAGGGAGCTGACCGTGAACCGGTACTGCGAGCAGCACCAAAAATTAATGGACAAACGTTATGACGCGTACGAGCGCAGTCCTGTTGTCAAGAAACGATACGGCAGAGCATGGAAGCGCATCCGGGACCGGTACATCGGAAAACACCCCTTATGCGAGATGTGTCTGAAGAACCACAAGACCACTCCGGCAACGGAGGTGCACCATATCCGTCCCCTCTCCCGCGGTGGCACCCATGACGAGGATAACCTTATGGCATTATGCAAGCCGTGCCACTCAAAGATCACCGCCGAGATGGACGACCGCTGGCATCATGCCAGAAAGGAATACCACTACGAATGACTACGCTCTGCCAGGAGGGGCGGTCAAAATCTCTGGCGCACCCAAATGCTAGACCGGTGCTGGGGTCACACGCACAAAAATTGCAGTTCAACCGGGGGATTTACCGCATGGGAAAGGAGTTGAACAGCCATGGCCAAGGACGGAACCAATCGCGGCGGCAGACGGATCCGCGCCGGAGACAAGCCGGAGGCGCTGGCCGATAAAATCGACAGGGGAAAAGCAGCCACCATTATCGACCTACCGACGCCCACCTTAGAAGGGGCGGATTTAAATGATGCCGCAGATCTCACCGGCGAGGATATGCCGAATCCCAGTGACTATTTGTCTGCCCGGCAGCGGGACGGCAAGCCGCTCGGTGCCGACGACCTGTTTCGCCAGACCTGGAAATGGCTGAAGGACCGCGGCTGCGAACGGCTCGTCAATCCCCGGCTGCTGGAAGCCTATGCCCAGGCATTTGCCCGGTATATCCAGTGCGAGGAAGCCATCAGCACGTATGGACTGCTCGGCAAGCACCCCACGACCGGCGGTGCCATTACCAGTCCGTTTGTGCAGATGAGCCAATCATTTCAAAAACAGGCGAACCTGCTCTGGTACGAGATTTTCGATATCGTCAAGCAGAACTGTACCACAGCATTTGTAGGAAGTCCGCAGGATACGATGATGGAACACCTGTTGCAGGCACGGAAAGGAAAATAATTATGGAATTGATCAAAAAGAACATACAAGACCTTATCCCGGCAGCCTATAATCCGAGAAAGGATTTGCAGCCGGGCGATCCGGAGTACGAAAAGCTGAAACACTCGCTGGACGAGTTCGGCTACGTCGATCCGGTCATCTGGAACAAGCGCACCGGCAACGTGGTCGGCGGACACCAGCGCTTAAAGGTGCTCCAACAGGAAGGCATCTCAGAAATCGACTGCGTCGTAATCGACATGGACACCGAAAAGGAGAAAGCCTTAAACATCGCGCTCAATAAAATCAGCGGCGATTGGGATACGGATAAATTAGCCCTACTCATTACCGACCTGCAGGGCAGCGACTTTGATGTATCGCTTACCGGGTTTGATCCGGCGGAACTGGACGACCTGTTCAAGGACGATATAAAGGATGGTGTACACGATGATGACTTTGATGTGGATGCCGAACTCAAAAAGCCGGTATTTTCCAAGGCAGGTGATATGTGGCAGTTGGGAATCCATCGCCTGCTCTGCGGCGACAGCACCCAGCCGGAAACATACCAGCGATTGCTGCAGGGAACACCGGTCAATCTGGTGGTCACCGATCCGCCATATAATGTCAACTACGAAGGCCGGGCCGGAAAAATCAAGAACGACCATCTGCAGAATGACAAATTCTATGAGTTTCTGCTCGCTGCCTTCACCTGCATGCACACCGTCATGGCAGACGATGCCAGTATCTATGTATTCCACGCCGACACCGAGGGACTTAACTTTAGAAAAGCCTTCTCGGATGCCGGTTTTTATTTGTCCGGCTGCTGCATCTGGAAGAAGCAGTCGCTGGTGCTGGGACGCTCTCCCTACCAGTGGCAGCACGAGCCGGTGCTTTATGGTTGGAAGAAGAAAGGAAAGCACGAATGGTACACCGGACGGAAGGAATCCACTATCTGGGAGTTCGATAAGCCGAAAAAGAATACGGACCATCCCACCATGAAACCGATCCCGCTTTTAGCCTATCCTATTTTGAATTCCAGCATGACCGGTTGCACCGTACTGGATCCATTCGGCGGCAGCGGCTCAACGCTGCTGGCTTGCGAGCAGACGAAACGACGCTGCTATATGATAGAACTCGATGAAAAGTTCTGTGATGTGATCGTGAAACGTTACATTGAGCAGGTCGGCTCGGACGAACGGGTAACTGTGACACGGAACGGGAAAACGTATACCTATACTGAAATGGAGGCAACATAATGCGTGTATTTATCAACCCCGGGCATGACCGGGAACGGGACAGCGGCGCGGTGAACCCAAACACCGGACTGCGGGAATGTGATGTGGCTGCTACGATTGGCAGTCTCGTCCAAACATATTTGGAGACGGCAGGCTGCGAGGTGCAGCTCCTACAAAGTGATAATCTGGCTGGGGAAACACCGGATCTGCCCTGCGTGGTGGATACGGCAAACACCTGGCCTGCGGATGTATTCGTCAGTCTGCACTGCAATGCCGACAGCGGTTGCGCCCGTGGTACGGAAACGCTTATCTATGCCAACGACAGCGGTTCATCTCCGCAGCTTGCCGCCTGCATCCAGTCGCAGATTGTGCAGAGCCTTGGTACGGTGGATCGTGGCCTGAAGGAACGGCCTAACCTGATCGTGTTGAAGGATACCACAATGCCAGCCGTTCTGGTGGAAACAGCTTTTATTGATAACGAGGATGATGCCGCGCTGCTCACGAATAACGCGGATGATTTCGCCCGGGCCATTGCCCGCGGCATAACAGATTTTGAAGGGAGATACTAACAATGGATATTGAAACGATTAAAAACGAACTCAAGGAACACATTCTGGACTCGGTGCAGGAGGATGCCAAGAACGCTACTATTTCCTGGCTCCATACAACGGTGCTTCCTGCAGCCAAGGAAGTGGCGGATGCCTACACAGCCGCCTTACAGGAATCTGCCGGTAAGGAAACCGGCTGGAACAAATTCCGCGATCAATGCTTCCTGCCGACGCTCATTGACGGTGGACTGTGGCTGACCGGAAAGCTGCTCGGTAAAATGTCGGCAGTACAGGAATAATACGTATAAATCATGGTACAAACCCCTTGCTATAATTGCCGGTTAGAGTGATATATGTACATGACAAAAAATGAAAGGGGTTTACTACCATGAAGATTATGTACCATGCACAAGGAAAAACACGTAAGGAACTGGCGGATGCCATCAGCACTATTACCGGAGCCGCCAAAGTGTATCAGGGGATTCCAAGCTATGCCTACGAAATTGACTGCTTTACAGTCGACCGCGACGGCAATCTTAATTTTGATGACGGTACAGAAATTAAGGATTTGCTCGAGAAACTCGACAGCATGGGATTCCATGCAGAACCAGCCGAACCAATAGTGGAAGAACCTGACGATTCGGCATCTAAGCAGGAACACATAGACGACTTGGTGATTGCCATGCCGCGCTCCTTTTTCACCGATACGGCACTGGAAAACCTGAAGAAACTGATTCAGGCAAAAAGCAATCTCATGTTAAAAGTTTTCCAAACTGATGTGCTGCGCATGCAGGTAACGGAGGATAAGGTGCTATTTCCCTGGTTCACCGGCTGCCCAGATGCCGATATGGTCAAAGCCTATACCCATTTCATTACGGCGCTCTGCCATCTGGCAAAAAAGCAGAAACGGGTGCTGGCAACGGAACGAGTATCAATCAACGAGAAATACGACTTCCGCTGTTTCCTGCTTCGGCTTGGTTTTATCGGTACGAAATACAAGGAAGAACGGAAGCTGCTCTTACAGCACCTTTCCGGTTCCTCGGCCTTTAAAAACGGCAGAAAGGAACACCATAATGAGATATCCGAATAAGGAACGATTGGAGCAACTGCACAGTGCATATCCTGCCGGAACGCGGATTGTACTGCTGCAAATGAATGATGCCCAGGCTCCGCCAATTGGTACAAAAGGAACGGTTGTCGGTGTGGATGACACCGGCAGCCTGCTGGTGCATTGGGACAACGGCAGCACATTGAACGTGCTGTACGGCATAGACCGCTGCCTTACAATCAGAAAGAAATAATCACACAATATCATAATTTGTACACCAAGACTGCCCACTTCGGCAGTCTTTTTTGTTGCCGCAAAGGAGGTGACGCTGCTTGCGAAAATTGAAACGCTATCGATCTACAAAATTCAAGGCCAAGGATTCCAAATACAACAAAACCATGGCGGACTATGCCGTGTCCTTTATCGAATGCCTCTGCCATACCAAGGGAACCTGGGCCGGAAAGCCGTTTGAGCTGATCGACTGGCAGGAGCAGATTATCCGCGATGCGTTCGGCATCTTAAAGCCGAACGGCTATCGGCAGTTCAATACCGCCTACATCGAGATTCCCAAGAAGCAGGGCAAGTCGGAACTGGCGGCAGCGGTAGCACTCCTCTTATGCTGCGGCGACGGAGAACAGCGCGCCGAAGTGTATGGCTGCGCTGCCGACCGCCAGCAGGCATCCATTGTCTTTGAAGTAGCGGCGGATATGGTGCGGATGTGTCCGGCCTTATCCAAACGGGTGAAACTCTTGGCTTCGCAGAAGCGAATCATTTACCTGCCCACGCACAGCTTTTATCAGGTACTATCCGCCGATGCCTACAGCAAGCACGGTTTTAACGTAAGCGGTGTGATCTTCGATGAGCTGCACACGCAGCCGAACCGGAAGCTGTTTGATGTCATGACCAAAGGTTCCGGCGATGCCCGAACGCAGCCGTTGTACTTTCTCATTACCACAGCCGGGACGGATACCCATTCCATCTGCTATGAAACCCACCAAAAGGCACTGGATATTATCGCAGGCCGTAAGATTGATGCCACCTTCTATCCGGTGATATACGGGGCCAAGGATACCGACGACTGGACGGATGTCAAGGTGTGGAAGAAAGCCAATCCCTCGCTCGGCATTACGGTCGGCATGGACAAGGTCGAGGCGGCCTGTGAATCCGCCAGACAGAACCCCGCCGAGGAGAATGCATTTAGACAATTGCGCCTGAACCAATGGGTCAAGCAGGCAATCCGCTGGATGCCGATGGACAAATGGGATGCCTGCGCGTTTCCCGTACAGCCGGATGAGTTAAAAGGCCGCGTCTGCTACGGCGGGTTGGACTTATCCTCCACGACGGATATTACGGCCTTCGTGTTAGTGTTCCCGCCGCAGGATGAAGCAGACAACTATGTCGTACTTCCTTACTTCTGGATACCGGAGGAAAACGTGTCGCTGCGTGTCCGGCGGGACCATGTTCCCTATGACGTATGGCAGAAGCAGGGATTCCTGCATACGACGGAAGGAAATGTCGTCCACTACGGCTACATTGAAAAGTTCATTGAAACCATGGGCGAGCAGTACAACATCCGTGAGATCGCCTTCGACCGCTGGGGTGCCGTGCAGATGGTGCAGAATCTCGAAGGTATGGGATTTACCGTCGTCCCGTTCGGGCAGGGGTTCAAGGATATGAGTCCTCCCACCAAAGAGTTGATGAAGCTGACGCTGGAAAAGAAGATCGCCCACGGTGGCCATCCGGTACTGCGCTGGATGATGGATAATATCTTCATCAAATCCGATCCGGCAGGTAATATTAAGCCGGACAAAGAAAAATCCACAGAGAAGATAGACGGTGTCGTAGCTACGATAATGGCTCTAGACCGTGCAATTCGCTGTGGAAATGATACAAGTGAAAGCGTGTATGACAAACGTGGCTTATTACTTCTATAGTAAAAAGTTATCTTTTTAGCCAAGTATCGTTAAAGTGCTCCCTGAATTCTTCTAAAATGTCTTCAAAACGAGTGAAGTGTTCTTCCTTTAGTTTTTTCGAAAATCCTATTGCATTTTCTGTTGCAAGGGCCGACCAGAAATATTGAACCATTTTTTCGGCATTCAACTTGTTCATTCTTGCAATAGTAAGATTGACCCCACTTTTTACATTTTTAGTAGCAGATTTTGAATTTAATACGGGATCAAATACTTTGTTATGTAAAAAAATCATCAATTCTTGTTCTTTAGTCATTTTTAGTATCCCCCTTATTTGATTTCAACAATAGCAAAAAAACTAATGGATTTCTTCAATTCGGCTGACAATGTGCATTGTAGCATCCCCGGTTTGTTCATAACAGGACGAGGACGAGAAATATTTTGCACCAAGTGTTTTGGGAAGATCCTTTTGTTTCGTAGGCTCAAATCCAAATGGCGCTAGTATCGTCTTAAGCATACGTCCGATAACAGTTCGTGTGAACTTGTCATTCAAGTCAATAGTAGGGTTAGCCTTATTGTCCATCAAGTGTTCAATTGGCAAGGCGCATGCAGTGAAGGCAGGTTGATTGTGTTGGCATGCTGCAATCGTGTTAATGATCGTTGTGTCCTCATTGAGCAGATCAAAGATTGCTATTGCGTCCGTATTCCCCTTAAATTTACTGCAGTTTGGGTTTTGAGTAAGAAAATCATCATATTTTGCTTTTGACATTATGAATCCCCCTTCTTGAACTAGTTAATTCACGCACGTATATTTACATGCTTTGTTTTACATATGTAATATAACATATGTAAAACAAATTGTCTAGTGGAAAGGATAAAATTTTATGGAATTTTTTAGTAAACTTTTTCGTTCACGCGACAAGCCGAAGAACTACCTGTCTACGGCCTTTACGTTCCTATTCGGGCCGACCTCCTCCGGAAACGTGGTGACGGAACGGACAGCTATGCAGACAACAGCGGTCTATGCCTGCGTCCGGGTGCTGTCCGAGGCCGTTGCCGGACTGCCGCTTAATCTGTATACACCAGATGGCGGCAAGGAGAAAGCCATTAACCATCCATTGTACAACCTGCTTCATGATGCTCCCAATCCGGAAATGACGAGCTTCATCTTCCGGGAAACGCTCATGAGTCACTTGCTGTTATGGGGCAATGCCTATGCACAGATTATCCGGAACGGCACCGGACAGCCGATTGCACTGTACCCGCTGCTTCCCAGTAAAATGGATGTCAGTAGGGCCGCCAACGGACAGCTTATCTACACCTACTCCAAGGACTCGGACGAGTTCGGTGCGGATAACCGCTGCCAGCAGATTTTCCTGTCGCAGGATGAGGTGCTGCATGTTCCGGGACTTGGGTTTGACGGACTCATCGGCTACAGTCCGATTGCCATGGCCAAGAATGCCATCGGCATGTCGCTGGCAGCCGAGCAGTACGGCGCGTTATTCTTCGCCAACGGTGCTACACCGGGCGGCATACTGGAGCATCCGGGCATCGTGAAGGATCCGGTCAAGCTGCGGGAAAGCTGGCATGCCCAATTTTCCGGTACGAACCGGCACAATGTGGCCGTGTTGGAGGAAGGCATGACATTCCAGCAGCTATCCATTCCGCCGGATCAGGCGCAGTTTCTTGAAACACGGAAGTTCCAGATCGACGAAATCGCCCGTATTTTCCGGGTGCCGCCGCATATGGTCGGTGACCTGGAAAAGTCCACCTTCTCCAATATCGAGCAGCAGTCGCTGGAATTTGTCAAATACACCTTGAATCCCTGGTGCGTCCGCTGGGAGCAGGCCATGAACCAGCAGTTGGTACTGCCGTCGGAACGCTCGCAGGTCTTTACAAAGTTTAATGTGGACGGCCTGCTGCGCGGCGACTATCAGAGTCGCATGAATGGCTATGCCATCGGCAGGCAGAACGGCTGGCTTTCCGCCAACGACATCCGGGAGCTTGAGGATATGAACCGCATCCCTGCCGAGCAGGGCGGCGATACGTATCTGGTCAACGGCAATATGCTGCCACTGGATCAGGCAGGAAAATTTTATACCGAAAGCGAGGGAAAAAAACCATGAAGAAATTCTGGAACTGGAATACCGACAATGACACCGGACGCATTCTTACCATTGACGGCACCATTGCCGAGGAAAGCTGGTTTGATGACGACATAACACCGAAGCTGTTCAAAAACGAACTGGCATCCGGACAGGGCAATGTCACCTTGTGGTTGAATTCGCCCGGCGGCGACTGCGTAGCGGCCAGCCAGATCTATGCCATGCTGATGGATTATGCCGGGCAGGTCCACGTCAATATCGATGGGATTGCAGCATCGGCTGCCTCCGTGATTGCCATGGCAGGAACAACCGTCAATATGGCTCCGACCGCACTGATGATGATCCACAATCCGTTCACGATCGCCATGGGCGATACCGATGAAATGGAACGGGCCATTTCCATGCTGTCCGAGGTCAAGGAATCCATTATCAATGCCTATGAATTAAAGACCGGGCTCTCCCGCACCCAATTATCCCATCTGATGGATGCCGAGACCTGGATGAATGCAGGAAAAGCGATCGAGCTTGGTTTTGCCGACAACATCTTAACCGATAGTGACAGTAAACAAATGCATGATGCTGCCAGTATGGGGAGCTATTCTTTTTCCCGGCGGCAGGTCACCAATGCATTACTGAACAAGGCCCTTGCCAAGAAGTCAAGGATAAAAACAGAGTCACATATATCTGTAGCGTCGCTGCAGCAGCGGCTGTCGCTCTTAATACATTAAATGGAGGTACCAATATGAGTAAATTATTAGAACTGCAGGAAAAACGCGCCAACATCTGGGAACAGGCCAAGGCCTTTCTGGATGAAAAGCAGGCAGCCGGTGACACGCTTTCCACCGAAGATGCTGCTACGTATGACAAGATGGAAGCCGATGTCATGGCGCTGGGCAAGGAAATCGACCGACTGAAGACACAGGCTGCCATTGATCTCGAGTTAAGCAAGCCGACCTCGAGTGCTATCGTCAACCAGCCTGCAAAACAAAATACAACGAAGCATGGCAGGTTCAGCGACGCCTATGCACCCGCCTTTTGGGACAGCATGCGCGGCAAGTCCCGTCCGGAAATACGGAACACCTTAAAAGAAGGGGCCGATCCACAGGGAGGCTACTTGGTACCGGACGAGTTCGAACGGACGCTGATCCAGATGCTGGCTGAGGAAAATGTGCTGCGCTCCCTGTCCCATGTGATCCAGACCGCCAGCGGCGACCATAAGATTCCGGTCGTTGCCAGCGAGGGAACCGCCGCATGGACGGATGAAGAAGCCGCCTACACCGAAAGCAACACCACCTTCGGCCAGGTATCCATCGGGGCGCATAAGCTGGGTACGCTCGTCAAGGTATCCGAAGAACTGTTGAACGATTCTGCCTTCGACCTGGAAGGATACATGGCGCAGGAGTTCGCCCGCAGGCTGGGCAATGCCGAAGAAGAAGCCTTCCTCACCGGCACCGGAACGGATCGTCCGTCCGGCATCCTCGTTGATGCCGCCGGTGCTTCGGATGGCTCGACTGCCGCCTCTGCTACGGCGATTACCTTTGACGATTTGATCGAGTTGTACTATTCGCTTCGTGAGCCGTACCGCAAGTCGGCTACATTGCTGCTGCATGAAAGCACTGTCAAGGCCATCCGGAAGCTGAAAGATACGCAGGGCCAGTACATCTGGCAGCCTTCCGTCAGTGCCGATGTGCCGGATAAGATTTTGAACTGCCCGGTCGTCACCAGCCGCTATATGCCGCAGATAGCAGCCGATGCCAAGACGGTGCTGTTCGGTGACTTTTCCTACTACTGGATTGCCGACCGGCAGGGCCGCACTTTTAAGCGTTTGAACGAATTATACGCGGTTACCGGTCAGGTCGGCTTTCTCGGCTCCCAGCGTGTCGATGCCAAAATTGTTCTGCCGGAAGCCATCAAGACACTCAAGCAGGCCAGCAAATAACAGAAGGAAGGTGGCAGCATGGCAGTAACACGGGATGAAGCTAAATTATACCTGCGTATCGATAATGATGTGGAGGATGCTTTGATCGACAATTTGATCCAGTCCTCCACCACGACGGTGGAAAATGTACTGCGCCATCCGCTAAGCGACTACACGACATTGCCAGAGGACATCAAGACAGCCATTTTGTATGGTGTGGCCTATCTGTATGAGAACCGGGATACGGCGGACTTCGATGCCATGATCAAGCTCATGCGGGCCATGCTGTTTTCCTATCGGGATGAGGTGTTCTAATGGATATCGGGGAAATGAAGCAGCGGATTGAGTTTATGGTGGAGGAGAATGTCTCTGATGGGCAGGGCGGGTATGATACCACGCTGGTCAGCAAGGGCAGTACCTGGGCCAAGGTAACCAATATCCACGGCGGGCAGTATTTCTTCGCCGCAGCCGTTCATCTGGAAAAGGATGTGTCGTTTGTTATCCGGTACCGCTCGGATATCTCGGAAACATGGTTCATCAAGTTCCGTGGGCAAAAGTACAACATCCAGTTTATCGATAATGTAAAATACGGGGACCAGTATCTGGAAATCAAGGCTACCCTGGCGGGGTGATGAAAATGACCTGGAATGAAATACGAATCGGATGTGCGGCTGTCGGTGCCTGGCTGGGCTGGTTCATCGGCGGGTTCGACAATCTGCTTTATGCCCTGCTGACGTTTGTCTGTCTGGATTATATCACCGGTGTGCTATGCGCCTGCCGGGAACGGCAGCTATCCAGTGAGATCGGTTTTATGGGTATCTGCCGGAAGGTGCTTCTTTTTGTACTCGTCGGTGTCGCTCATACGCTGGATGAGACAATGCTCGGCTCCGGCAGTGCCTTACGGACCGCCACCATCTTGTTTTACCTCTCCAATGAAGGACTTTCCATTCTGGAAAATGCCGCACAGATGGGACTTCCCATACCGGATCGACTGCAGGAAGCATTGAAGCAATTACGAAAATAAAATAAGAATATATACCATGGACCTGCTGGAGTCTCATCACTCTGGCAGGTCTTTTTTTTATGTCTTGGGTTCGAATAGCAGCTTATTTCATCGACTACAGATATAAGGGCTAACAAAATAGGTTTACTTTCCCCTATTTCATGGCCTATCTGTAAGGAGATGATTTGCCATGAACGAACAACTAAGCAACCATACACTCGAAGCAAATAAGCTACAAGCCGAAGCAAGGTCAATATCGCAGGAACAACTGCAGCACGAAGTCGATTATGTCCGTGCCCAACACATACTGCAGTCCCTATTCCATAAAGGCCTGCTTTCTGCTAATGAATTTTCCAAAATAACGGCAGTAAACCGAAAAACATTTTCACCGGTATTAGCGGCTATATTGCCCTCTATTCCTTGATATATCCGGCATATAGAGGTACTATGTCACACTACAAGGAGGTGAAAATCCATGAAAACGGTGACAAAAATCGGAGGTCAGCTTGTATTTCCTACGCAAAAACATAAGCTGCGGGTAGCGGCCTACTGCCGGGTATCCACTGATAGTGAGGAGCAATTAGTCAGCCTTGCCACACAACGAAAACACTATGAAGCCTACATTACGGCAAATCCGGACTGGGAATTTGCCGGTATTTATTATGATGAAGGCATTACCGGCACGAAAAAAGAAAAGCGTCCGGCCCTACTCCGCCTGATAGATGATTGCGAGCATAAAAAAATAGACTTCATTGTGACAAAGTCTATCAGCCGGTTTGCCCGCAACACCACCGATTGTTTGGAACTGGTCCGTAAATTACTGGAGCTTACCGTTTATATTTATTTTGAAAAGGAAAACTTGAATACCGGCTCAATGGAAAGCGAGCTCATGCTATCCATTCTGAGCGGCTTGGCAGAAAACGAGTCGGTATCGATTGCCGAAAACAGCACCTGGTCCATACAGCGCCGTTTCCAGAATGGCACCTTTAAACTTGCTTACGCCCCATATGGATATGATGTAATAGAAGGAAAACTGGTACTGCAGCCGGAGCAGGCTCCGATTGTAAAAGCCATGTTTGATCAAACGCTCGCCGGTATCGGGACGGATGCCATTGCCAAGGAATTAAATGCAAAGAAAATTCCGGCTAAACGCGGTACCCATTGGACTGCAACAACCGTTCGTGGCATATTGAAAAACGAGAATTACACTGGGGATGCTATTTTCCAGAAAACCTATACCGATTCACATTTTAATCGCCATCATAACCATGGCGAGAAAGATAAATACCGGGTGGAACACCACCACGAAGCTATCATCACCAAAGACATGTTTGAAGCAACCCAGCAGGTCATTCGGCAGCGTGGCAAAGAAAAAGGTGCGCTGCCACAGGATAAAAAGTACCAGAACCGTTATCCGTTTTCTGGTATCATTCGATGCCATCAATGTGGCGCTACCTTCAAGCGGCGTATCCAAGGCGGTCACAATTCCTATGTAGCTTGGTGCTGCGCCACCCATGTAGCAGATACCACAAAATGCTCGTTAAAATACATCAAGGAAGCAGCACTAGAATATGCTTTTGTTACGATGATGAATAAGCTCATCTTTGGTCATGCCTTTGTTTTAAAGCCGCTGCTTGCCAGTTTGCGTACCCTCCATTCGAACGACAGCATCACCGTCATTCAAGATTTAGACACAAAGCTTGCGGAAAATGCCGAGCATCAAAAAACACTGGCGTACCTGCTGACGAAAAAATATCTAGAGCCTGCGATGTACCAGAAAGGAAATAACGAACTGCTGCAGGAAGCTGAACAATGGCAGCACCAAAAAGATTCCCTTGTAGATTTTTTGAATGATGATAATAAAACGGTCCATGAAACGAGAGAATTACTGCAGTATACTTGTAAGGCGAAAATGCTAACGGGCTTTGACGAAGCAGTATTCCAACAATTTGTAGAACAAATTCTGGCCTACTCTCGAACGAACATCGGCTTTAAGCTAAAATGCGGCATTACGCTACGGGAAAGGTTGGTATGAGTTATGAGCCATACACCGTTTGGGTACCGGATTAAAAATGGCAAAGCGATAGTGGATGTGGAGGAAGCAAAAAAAATACAGGTGCTGTTCCAAGCCTATCTTTCCGGGGCTGCACTGACTACGGCTGCAAAAGAAGCAGCGATCCACGCCTTCCACAGTGGCATCCGCCATATTCTGCAAACGACGCACTATATCGGGGATGATTATTATCCGGCTATTATTGATGCCGATACGTTTACTGCGGTACAAAAGGAAATCACCCGCCGTGCCAAAAAGCTGGGGCGCATCCGAGAACCTAAAAAAGCGTCTCCGGTTCTATACCCCACCACCTTCTCCCTTGCAGAAAAAACGCAGACCTATACTGATCCGTTCCAGCAAGCTGAATATGCCTACAGTTTAATAGAAAGTGAGGAATCCATACATGGAATTACAGACGCGGAATGTCACGATCATTCCGGCACGAACTTATCTACACCGAAGCCATACTGAAGAAAAACCAAAATGTCGCGTGGCTGCTTATTGCCGAGTTTCTACCGACAGCGACGAGCAGGCCACCAGTTATGAAACACAAATTGAGCACTACACCACCTACATTCATAATCATCCGGACTGGAAACTGGCCGGAATCTATGCTGATGATGGGATATCCGGTACCAATACTAAAAAGCGGAATGAATTTAACCGCATGATCGAAGATTGCATGGCCGGTACGATTGATATGATTATTACCAAATCCATCAGCCGGTTTGCCCGGAACACGCTGGACTGCCTGAAATATATCCGGCAGTTAAAGGACAAACACATTCCCGTCTTTTTTGAGAAGGAAAATATTAATACGATGGACTCTAAGGGCGAGGTACTGCTTACTATTATGGCATCATTAGCCCAACAGGAAAGCCAATCCCTAAGCCAGAATGTGAAGCTGGGCCTGCAGTACCGCTACCAACGTGGCGAAGTACAAATCAACTGCAATCATTTTCTTGGGTATGCCAAGGATGAAAATAAACACATGGTCGTAGTTCCGGAGGAAGCAGAAATCGTAAAACGCATTTACCGGGAATATCTTGAGGGTGCCAGTATGCTAAAAATCGCCCGCAACTTAACGGCGGACGGGTTAAAAAACGGTGCTGGCCACACCAAATGGCGAGACAGTAATATCAGACAAATTTTGCAAAATGAAAAATATATGGGTGATGCCCTCTTGCAGAAAACCTATACGGTGGATTTTCTTACCAAAAAGCGCGTCAAGAATACTGGTATCATGCCACAATATTATGTAAAAGATAACCATGAAGCCATCATTCCCCGCGACATATTCCTGCAGGTGCAGGAAGAAATGGTACGGCGAAGTTCTATTCACTTGAAAAACGGCAGAAAATTGACCTACAGCAGCAACCATTGTTTTTCCCAGCGGATACGCTGCGGTAAATGCGGCGAGATATTCCGTCGGATACACTGGAACAACCGAGGAAAGAAATCCATCGTCTGGCGCTGCGTCAATCGAGTAGACCATACAGGTAAATGCGATGCCCGCACCATATCTGAACCTGCACTCGAGCAGGTCTGTCTAACGGCCATCAATCAGGTACTATGCGAGAAGAAGGATTTTCTTGCCATGCTGCAGCATAATATTGAAACCGTTCTCAGTCACAGCAATGATGAAACACTGGTAGCTATCGATACCCGGCTGGAAGAATTGCAGACACAGCTTGTAAAGCTGGCAAGTTCCAAGGCTGGCTACGACGATGTTGCCGAGGAAATCTACCACCTGCGCGAACAAAAACAGCAAGCGCTTGCGAAAAATGCCAATCAGGATGAAATCCGCAGCCGTATAGAAAATATGGCTACATTCCTAAAAACAACATCCACTGCCATCACCCAGTTTGATGATTACCTCGTCCGGCAGCTAATTAAAACCATTACGGTGTTTGAGGATAGCTGTACCGTAGAATTCAAATCGGGTGTGACAGTGGATGTGGAGAAATAA